AACCAATCAACGCAGAAATCTTTACGTTTCGGAGAGGCTGTTGATATTTTCCTGATTATTTATAAAAGAAAAGTAAAGTCATCCTCTTTTGTTTCTTTCAAATCTACTGAAAAAAAAATTAGGTCAGTAATAGGTGAAGAAACTATTATCAAAAATATCGACACAAAATTTCTCAGAATGAAACTTGAGCATATGTTTTATGTTGAAAAATATTCTTTTAATTATGTGAAGAGGGTCAAAGCACTGATAATAGCAATATTAGAAAATGCAAAAGAAGAAGGATATAGTATAGATATACCTAAATTTAGGTTGAATTTAAAAAAAGAGCAGGCGGAAACTGCGGAAAAGTACCTCGAACACCATGAAGTTAGGAAGATAATCAACGAACTGTCTTCTTACGCTAAAAATATAAGAAAAGCCTACATGGTCGAATTTATGGTGTTAACAGGTTTACGATATGGAGAACTGATCGCTCTAAGGGAAGAGGACATGTTCGAAGGATACATTAAAGTAACAGGAACAATCGATTTTAGAAGCGGTCATTATTCTGAAGTAATTAGAACCTCTCCAAAAACGAGCGCAGCATACCGAAATGTATCATTACCAAATAGAGCAATTGATATAATAATTACCGTTCTCCAAGAAAATGAGATTTTAAGAACCACTCCAGAGTACAATGATCAAGGATATATTTTCACTAATAAAAAAGGCAACCCTATAGATTATCGCACATTCGCTCCAACTCTTAAAAGAGCTGCAAAAGTTTGTATAGACAAACCAGTGACTAGCCATTGGTTAAGACATACTCATATTTCAATTCTTGCTGAAATGAATGTCCCGATAAAAACAGTAATGGAACGTGTTGGACATACAGACGAATCAACGACCATACGAATATATACACATGTAACTAACAAAATGCAAACAAATTTAATTGACCAACTCAATACGGTGTATATATGAAAATGCCCCTTTTCTGCCCCTTGAAGAAATAAATTGCAATAAAAAAACCGCTAGATTGTTTATCTCTAGCGGTTTTCTCTCAATTTTAGTACAACTCCAAGTATTGTTTAAATCATCTTGGAGACATTGTATAGTGTTCTATAAACTCTAATATATAAGCTTTTTACTCTTTATTCGAATAATATGTTTATATAACATTTTACAACCCTTGCCCCTTTTTTGCCCCTTTAAATAGCATAAAAAACTAAATAATTAATCTGGTGTTCGCTTTACAACAAGAACAAACGTTCGTATAATTCTTGCAAGGAGTGATTGATATGCAAATACCATTAGCGCATCAAAGAACCTACGCATTAGAAAGATACTACTACGAGTTTATCGAGAGAATGGGTCCAGCGCACCTGCTATATGAACAGTTTGCTAAAACCATGCAAAATTTTGGTAAGCCGTATTTTACCGTCCCCGTCAGTTATAGCGGATATTCGGAAGAACTGGCGTTTGTATTCAAGATCGATGGCGAAGATTACTTATTTGATCATGTTAGGACACAAGACAAAATACTTCGAAGATATGATTCTAGCATTAAGTATAAGCCCGGCGGTAACTGATATGAACATAATCAGTCAATATGAGCAGGGCTACCTATCTTTCTCTGAGTTTATAAATGAATTTCCGGACTCGATTTCTGAATCACAAGAGTGCTTGTTTGGAGCAGAGTGTGTCGAATTTTATGTTAATGTCACGTTAGGCAAAACTGATTACCTTTTTTATATTCAGCCTTATGGCAGTATTACTATTTAATCTAAATAAAAAAAGGACTATCTTATTGTGTCAATTTTTTGATACAATGTACCAAGAGAATCACTATTTTTAGTTTAAAATAGTAATACAAAACGGGTTGATGAAATGAGGAGTGGTATTTTGTATTTAATAATCTTTTTGTTACATGGGTTAGCCTACAATAATCCAAGTATGCAAATATTAACATTTGGAGTCAGTTCAATTTTCTTTTTTCTAAAATATAGGTACTTAAAGAAAAGCGTAGCCCACATGTCGACTAGATTTGTTCTATTAATGGCCTATTCTCTTCCTTTTTCATGGCGATCGATCATAGCAGGTGATTATGGGGCATTACCACTATCTTGGTTCTATTTATTCGGGCTTTTTTTCATAGTCAGTCTAATACTAGTGAAAAGAAAATGGGTTATTCCTAAAAATATGTTGCCGATTTTATTAACGTCTATATTCGTTTTAATATTTTCGATAATTCCGATCTTAAATTCCAATCCCGATTTTCGTTCACAAGCGATTAGTCAATTTATTGTTATAATGTTTAATTTTGTTATGATTCTTTCTTCTTTATTTGTATTAAATACGATGAATGAGCAAGATATTTTGAAATTTAAAAAAATATTCGTCTTAGGCGGCTACTACACTGGATTAATGCTGGTTTTACAATTTGCTCTATTCAAATTGGCAAACTTTGAGTTTGGTAAAATAGATTTTTTATTAAATAGAGAGCTATACTACTACTTGTTTACCGATGTATCGCACGGTACTCTGTACCTCGCTTTAACAATATTTTGCGCTTTCGACATGTTTAAACAATTGAAACGATCGGATAAGCTTAAATATTTATTTTTTATTATAATAAGTCTGACTGGAGCAGCCTTAACTTCTGCTAGAACAGGCCTTGTAATTCTATTTGCTTTCCTTTTTGTTTATATTCTATTTAAACAAAAAGGGTTTTTAAAGAAAACATTATCTATTATAAGCTTTGGTTTATTGCTATATGTATCCGTAAATATCTTTTTGATTGTCAGACCTCAAACTGACCTTGCTTCTGCTTTTTCTGGTTCTGGTCGAATTGAAGGATATCTGTCAGCGCTAGATTTCCTGTTTAAAAAACCCTTAATAGGATATGGATTTTCAAGAGACTATATTTCGAACTTGCTTGGTTATGACATCCCTCATTTATCCATTCTTCAATACTCTATACATGGCGGTATATTTTATGCTTTAATTATGTACTATAACCAATTTCTGATATTTTTATATTCGGCTAAACGTAATAGTACTTTTGCATGGCTAATAGCAATCGTAATTGTTGGGACATGTTTAATTCCTGACATGTTCGCAACCAGATTTTTAACAATAATTGTAATGGTCGCTCTTATGGAAACCTCATCTTATGAGGTTTCTTTTTTTGCAAAAAAGCCCCCTACTCCAAAGAGTAAGGGGTATTTGTTTATACTACTGCTGAGTATCTACGGTTTCCAGAAGCACCAATCCAACTCAACCATACATATCCACCGGCAACTACCTTAGAATCATAGTTAACTGTTTGACCGACAGACCACATCCCAACATTCGCTGAAGAAGTAGATGCGCTAGCACGAATAATAGTGTTAACAGTAAACTTGTAGCTTCCTTTATTCGGCAAATTTGCACCTTTTAATGACGCGCTACTATTCGAATTACTAGAACTATTGTTAGATGCAGATTCTAGGTCTTGCCCTAGTACCCAGGAATTGATACCTTCTAACAGAAAAGCGTATTTGGATCGTGACTGATTTACTTCTTTAACTTGCTTCACTTTATACGTTGATCCTTTTACAAAGCTAGCGATTGACTGTCCTGTCTGATAATGAGTAGCACTAGTCTTCACTTTAACAGATGAACCAATAGCGTATTTGATTATCACAGTTGAATTTGACGATTCAGAATTATTATTCGATGTGCTATCTCCGTTGTAATATTTTTTGATTTGATCTACGAAATACTGTTTGATAGCTACTACACCTTTTCCGTGCAGGTCCCACGCTCTATGAGGACAAGATGTAGAACTCAACTCACGATGTAAAGGAAAAACAGCTGAAGCAGGGTTTAAACCGTACTTCTTACACAAATCAGCAGCCAGTTTAAATGCTTTTTGTTCATTCGCAAGATATGTGGATTCATTACCCATAGATTGACATATTTCAATCCCCAAGTAATAAGCATTACCTTTGCTGTTGCCTGTATGCCACGCTTTGTTGCTATCCTTCTCAGCTTGGTATGTTCCATCGCTAGCAACATAGTAATGAGCAAATCCTAAAGAAGGCGTATGACTTTCTAGCCAGTTTTTATAAAATGCTGCAGTTGCACCTTGGCTTCCGGCATCATTATGCAAAACGATTGCTGTCGGATTTGATCCACGAGCGCCTGCAATTCCTGAATAACTTACTACCATTTATAACACCTCCACTAATTTATGATTTGGCAATGATAACATTTGACATTCTAATTCAATCTTGGTAAAGATTTCATTCGATCTTAAAACCTTGTATTTTCCTGTTAAGTAAAAGAAGTCACCAACTTGAAACCCGTCAAATTCTTTAGGTAGTCCATCCATGGTAACCTCTTTAAATCCATTTTCTTCGTACTGATCGACTGTTTCAGTTTCTCCTTTTTCGAATGGATCTAACTGAACATATTCTTCTCCAACTTCTTTAACTTGTAATTTTCCGAGTACAGTTACATATGATCCTTCTTTGAACATTATTATTCCTCCTTTGGATATAGAAAAAGAGCGGCTTATTCAGCCACTCCTTGGTCAACGCCATCTTTCATCCCTTTTACTGCTGATTCGATTAACAGATTCAGCTCGTCTTCAGTGAACTTGATGCCGTTCTTGTTAAACAAGTCTACTAACTGAGCTTTGGCTTCTTGTAACTTAGCATCTCCGTTTGCTTCTGCGTAAACTTGCTGAACCGCTGATACAACGATCGCCACATAGTTCTTCTTGCTTTCCAACTGAGCTAAGACACCTTTCTTCTTCAAGTATTCTGAACCCTTTTGGCCAATAAATGCTGCCACCAAACCAACCACAACAATCAATAAATTTAACAACGCATCTTGTAATGCTTCCATCTAAATTCCACCTTTCAAAATAGTGTTCTCATTTTTCAGTGTTTCGTTTTCTCCTTCGAGTTCTTGAATGCGTTCATCACGTTCTTCAACTTGCAACTCAAGAAACCCAATTTGTTCCTTGTACGCCGTCACTTGCTTCTCGTGTTCTTCCTTAAACTCCCTAAATTCTGATCGAACCGCTGCTAGTTCGTCTTTGAACTCCTTCACTTGCAACCGATAACCTTCAATAATGTTCCCCATGTTTTGGATATACAAAGCTTCGGCGTTGTTATCCCCTTCTGTCTTAACTTCTTCAACCTTATTCTTTCCCTGCACTTTAGCCACTAATTTCGGACCGTATACCGCCGAAAGAAAAACGCCGATAATTGTCATGATTTGCGGAAAACCGCTGGTCCAAAATCTATCCATCTACTTCATCCTTTATAATTATTTCCTGTTGATGTGCCTTCAGGATATTTGTGCTCATTAGCGCTATTGTGAAGCAATAAATCCACGATGGATTAGTACTTCCATCTATGAAAGTGACCAAGAAACAAGAGCCTAAAAGAAGCCACAGAAACAGCAATACGAAGTACAGAGGGAGTTTGAGATACACATTATCAATTATCAATCCAAACACTTTCAAAGCACCTATGATGATAAACATCAAACCAAAATAACGACCACCAACAACTCCGAAGATGTTATTGATAGCCGCATAAGCGTTTGAATATGAAAGAATGTTCGAATTGAAGAAGTGATAGAATCCATAGGCGATTGATCCTATAGAGAATGTGAAAGAGGTGCTTCTTTTATTGACGTAACTACTAACTATTTCAATGTATTTTCTCACTCATTAAACACCAACTTTCTAAAAAGAATGCATAATTATGATTTGCGACTAATTTAAATTACCCATGGGCTTCCAAACACCTGGATAACCACTTTCTGTACAAATCCAACCGATAGGCTGCCCTGTTGTAGGAACTGAGTTATAACAAATATCTCCTGGTTGAAAATGTCCCCATCCATTAGCTGTGTTTGGCATAGTCTGATTGCTAATCACTCTTTTATCGCCGATTTTTCTTGGATTAAAATCTATATTGCTATCGCTATCGGAAACAACGACTTTCTGCAATGATACCGATCCAACAAAGAAAGCTGCCAATGTTGATGCTTTAGACGGTCCAATCTTAAGTTGCAGTTTGCTTGCGCCTGAAGGGATAGTAATAATCGCCGTTTGGGTTTTATATCCAGTTTTATTTCCCTCTGGAGCTCTAAACATAGAAATATGGATATTTCCCTCTGGAATAGTATTTCCAGAAGAATCCATAAATAGTAAGCCTGCCATTAATGAAATCCAAACCGATCCTGTCGGATATGATGCCGACCCATATATAGTCAAAACAAATGTGTCACCTTCAGAAACATCAATTGTGTACTCTTTTTTAGAGCCATCAATTGATGTCATTTTAGGCTTAAAAGTACAAGCTTGAGCAGTTGAATCTCTTGTCCCAATTCTAAGCGTTTTTCCTCCAGCATCAGTATGGCGAGTAGTCACTGCAGACAAACCAGCTGTTGCATAATGTGATAGCCATTCTGCATTTGAAGCTGCTACACTTGCATACGATTCAAGATATGGATCTGTCAGTAAATTTTGAGTTAGAGGTAAACTATCATTGAGATTAATGTTGCCAGCATGTAAATTCCCGTTAAGATTAATCCCATTAATTTTATTAACTTTACAATTAATAAATGTTACATCTAATCCTCTGTACTCAACAACTTCGATATCGCAATTTTCAATCAACAAGTTTTCTACTCCATCATTTGTCAAAGAGTTATTCAACAAACTAAGCTTATTGATTTTCATGTTTTTTAGTACGACATTTCTTATCGGATCAATAGAGGTATTCGGCTCAAAGTTTATATGAAGCGTATCTTTTGATGAAAAACAGCTGTCAATCACGATATTTTCACATCCATCAAGAATTGCAATGTCACTTTGTGTATTATCGAAAAAATCACAATTTGTGATTCTTATGTCTTTTGAATGTTCTAAATATAGCCCCCATGAGTTAGGAGTATTCGACGTATGTCTAAACCCTTCAAAAACACAATCACGAATACTTACTCTTTCTGATCCGGTTAGATCGCCACGATTCCACTCTAAATTTTCTTCATTTGATTTAAAATGAATATTGCTAATTGTAGTATCATTGCCAAAACCTAATAGGACTACTGACTCACCTTGTTCATGAGAAAGATTAACAGTGGTGTCGTTAGCACCAATATATTCTATATTTGAAATTGCTTGAAATTTAGGGATACTGTATTTTCCATCGGGGAAATAAATCTTGTTTGAAATTTTCTCCGCTTCACTTTTAGCCTGGTCGGAATTTTGCTGACCTGTACTATCTGCACCCAGCCACTTGACATTAACTGCTCTTTCAGCTGCTTCGTTATACACTCTTTTCATAAAAGATAATTCAGACTCAAAAGAGCGGAAATCACTGTTTCGCCCGAATTGGTTATCAAGCCTAGCTGGTAAGTCTGTGTAAGATTCATCTGATTCAGCTGGTTTTCTTGACCTTATAACCTCGCTCAACAAGATGCCACCCGGGTCAATAGATTCAAGAATGTCTCTGTTTTGTTCAACAAACTCTTCCCACGATTTTTTTCCCGATTCTTGATATTCCAAAAATTGGCGATATAATTCTTTAAATGTCCACCAATAATTAGAATCTTTAAAAGGCTGAGTATAAATCGATCGTTCTACTGTATAGTAAAACGATCTAGTGCTAAATTGTTCAATCCATTCTCCGTTAGATAGTTCTTCTCTAAAACTAAAGTATGCTTCGTTTCTACCAACCATTTGCATCGCATTGGCAGAAACAGTGTATTTCAAAGTTCCTTTAGAACCATCGTATGCTGCCACAGGCTCTTCGGATACACCCTGACCCGTGATTTCTCTTGCCATTAGACAGAAAAAAGGTTTTAATCCCTCGAAATTTTTAATCATACCATGCTCTAATATCACGGCATCAAAGACTTGTGTCTCATCATCCGCCTGGCGTACCTTAATATCTCCAACTAAATTGAAGTCGGTCGTCGATAGAGTTATTTTATGTGTTATTGTTGCCAAATCCATCACTCCTAAAAGTTAATATATTCTCGCGGATTAATAAAATCACTGTTTGAAGGCCATGGGCCTTTATTAAAGAATTGAAAATGGAGATGCGGACCCGTACTAGGTCCTGTAGTCCCCATATTGCCGATTTGCTGCCCCTGATTGACTGTGTCACCGACAGAAACTCTAAGTTGACTCTGATGTGCGTATCCTGTGTAAAGTCCGTCAGAGTGCTTAATAACAACGTAGTTTCCATACCAATCGGGATAGCTTCCAGATATAACCACTTCACCAGCTGCCGATGCATATATAGGCGTGGTGGCATTTCCGTTTACAAGGTCAATCCCGTTATGCAGCTCATAGGATCCAGTAATTGGATGATATCTATAACCGAACTCGCTAGTCACTGTAACTGGCTTACTAATCGGCACTACATATCCCGAACTTTCATTCACTTTCACATATTGTCGGATCATCGCCGCATAATGGAAGTTACCACCATTAACATACAGGTACGTTCTGCCATCTGCTTGAGATACAGCATTCACGTATGGATAGATTGCACCAGTTGTATTTCCTAGGGAAGGAGCAACAACTGTTCTTGAATAAACCTCAGCCAAATCAGTGGTATTTACTCCACCTCTGTTTGCGAGCCAAGGGATATAGGCACTCCCGAAGTTGTAACCTTGCATTACTCCCCAGATGTCTACGTTTTGATCTTGACCGTTTTTAATTTGTTGTGCTAAATGCTTACAACCTTGCTTTACGGAAGCTTCTCCGCTCAACGTATTTGGCGCTAAACCAGCAGATTCCGAAGATTGCATGATATCATCTGTGCCGTCTGTACCGGGATTTTCTACCATTATCAGAGCATAAGCTAAGCCAATATAATCCGAGATACCGTATAGTTTTGTATACATTTCAAGCCAAGCAACGATATTCGCATTGCCGGTTATGTTGCTGCTGATATTAATCGGATCGTATGTTGCGCCACTAGGACCAACGCCACCACCAGAACCGCCGGGATAAACTTGTTGTCCTTGGATTCTAATTTGGCCTTGCACATCTAAGTCACCTGTTATACGGACATTCCCTTGATAAGTAACATCTCCACGATAAATTCCCGATCCATCTCCAAGAAATACCCAGCCATATCCTTCTTTGGTCGAGATAAGAATGTACTTTCCGTCACCTTCTGTTTTAATTATAAGCGAGTTATCTTCAAGCGGTGTCGGCGTTGACGCTTCTGGAAATGGATTGCCAGCTGAGTCGGTCGTCCCGATAGTTCCAATTTGTCGGTTGGCTCCCCAGAACTCCATCCCTTTGCTGGTTAACTCCATAATCTTTTTGCCGTTTTTCATTGCTTGCAACGATCCTGCTGACAATTTCAAAATCTCACCTAACTTATTAAATGATGTTTCGAAAATATCAGCAATGATCGATCCAGTTTGAATGAAGTCGGCATTGAATTTTCCGTCAATGGTCCAAGCGGTTTTAAACGGGCTAGTATAGAAATCACCATCTATAAAACCAATTCCATCTGAGTTAGCAACTAAGAAATGGCTTGAAGTTTGAATAGAATCGCCGTCCATCCATACCATCTGAAATGGCTGCCGACTTTCTCCACGCTGAGGATGATTGGCAGGATAATCGGACGGTGACATCAAAATAACCGCACCGCCATGAGCGCCACGGATAATATCTGATTGCCATTTACTGATTTCAGTTGAATCATAGAATGTCATTTTTGTTTCAGCTAAATTAGTGACGCTGTTTTGAACACTTGCTGCTTGCCTAGTACTTGAGGTGTTCAAGTTATCGCCTAATCCGCATTCCACCTTGTTCCTAATACGATCGATTTTGACGCTGAAAACACGAGTTTTGTAGTGATAGTTCTTGTCTGATCGGTGGATGGTTACTGTGTTACCGATTGAATCTCCACCTAGCACAGAAGTTTTGAATTGAATCAGCGGCCGTGAGTATTCTACAAGATTCTCATAGGTCGCTTGCAGCAACTCTCTAGGGTCTTCTATATCTTCCAAAATTAGAACAGTTTCCCGTTTACGCTTGCTTCCGTTCTTCATCGGTATGCCGTAAAGTGCTGTCATTTCAGGATATTCAAGCCAATTCTGTCCTTTTGGTTTATCTAACGGATTACCATTCGACTTTTTCCATTCGATGTCAGTGAATTCAATTCTTCGTCCGTAGCCGTCCCCGACCTCTTCACCTTTACCCCGTCCAATAATCGAGGTATATAGTTGCGATCGATCTCTTTGACGCACGACTTCAAGCGCATTTGATCCATATACGAATCGTTTATTACTAAATATGCCAATCTGCTTATAAATTTCTATCCATTTATCTGTGATTTTGTTTCCATCAATTTTACATTTGAAAACAATCTCGCAGCCGAATGTCTGCAGTTGCTTTAAAGCATCTTTAACGCTTAGATAGTAGAACGTTCCTGAAATTGCAGGAAGCGTGGGATCGACATAACCCACACGCCACTCAGCGTTTGTATAACCAAGAATCTGTTCTGCTACTTGTTTGATACTTCGATTGCTAGGGCGCATATCAAGCACGATAAACGAATGTAATTCATCTACTGCAAAGTTAACCCCTGTAAAGCTTAAACGTCCTCTAGGGTCGCTATCAGCGGTTATTTTGTACATCGAGAACGAATCATCATTTTCACGAACAGCCATAAAAGCAGCATCTCGAATTTTCTTATCATCCAATACGCTAACGCTCAAAGTATCGTTCATCAGCTCGCTTTTATCAGCAGTGATTTCTTTCGACTGTATGGACTCAATAATTTTGCTTTCTCCGCACACTTTCAGCAGTTCTTGTTCATCATTAAGAAAGTAAATGCTTTCGCTCATAGCGCCACCACCCGATAAAATACTTCAAGAGATCCATTGTTTGTCTTAACAACATCCCCTTTTTTGATATAGAAATCTTCAAGTTGTCCGCCTGCCCAATCCAAGATGTTGGTTTTATCTACACCGTTTACATACACACTACCTTCTTTGTTTCGAAACTCAACTACATCTCCCGCAACGATGCTTGCGCCTGTGATCGACATCGAGAGAGAGCCATTGGTTACTTTAACGCTTGTTGGTGAGCTCAATTTAACTCTTACGACATCAGGGACGATCGTGTATGGAATGTACGTGGCAATTTCGCCATTTGATTTATATTGCTTTGAATACTTTCTCGGATCAGCACAATAGATCTCAAAACTTGAAACGATTCTGTTTGTGTCGCCTGCAACGGTATTAGCAGATGAAAACCGACCGTGATAGGTGTAGTCTAATTCATCGTTGAATTGAATCGGAACATCTTTTGTTTTATAGAGATACCACATCAATAGATCAAACTTTTTTTGTAGTTTTTCTGCATCGTTATCTTCGAGTTTGTATTTCACTGTCAGCGTCCTTGAAGGCAAAGTCTGGTTCGTGATAATGCTTCCGACTTGAATTGATTCTGATTCAATCCCCACAGAAATCAGTTCTCTCCCTTCGACTGACAATGTTTGATATCCTTCGATTACCTTCTCAAATAGAATGCCATCATAATACATAGCGGAAGTAGGAATGTACTCCGGTATGTATCGTTCATTTTTCTGTGTGTCCATAAACGGATACATTCTGTTTTCCATTTCCTACCTCCTAAAATTGCATGTTTAAGTTAATGCCATTACCTTGAGCCTGACTAATGTCATCAACAAATTTAGAAAACTCGCTATCTCCAATTCGAACATTGAAAACAGCCGGTTGGTTATTGGTTCCGTAGCTGACTTCGTGCTGCACTTTCGACTGAATTTGGCTATTAACTGCCGAAATTCGGTTCCCGATGTCCATGTTTGATGCTTTGTCAGCTAGTGTAGAGGATGCTTTGTCCACGTATTTTGAACCGTCCAGCATACCTTCTGCTAAACCTTGCGAAGTGAACATCCCCAATTCAGCCATCACACGTGAAGGAGAGTGAATATTCAGCACATCTTTGATTTTTCCAGTAATAGAACCAGCAACATCTTTGACTGCATTCACTACATCATCAATCTTGCTTCTGATTCCATTTACTAATCCATCGATGATATCTTTCCCGATTTGCAACAGGTCAATTTGTCTGATTGTATCAAAGGTTTCTTTTACTCTGCCTACGGCATTTGAAACGCCGGTTTTCATGTCTTCCCAAGCTTGTGCTGCACCGTCTACAATGCTCTTCGCTGTATTAATGACAGCGTTCTTGGTATTTTCCCAAGCAGTCGTGACACCGTCTTTGATCGCATTCCACATATTGATTGTGTTTGTCTTAATGGATTCCCACAAATCAATGAAGAATTGCTTCACGCTATTCCAAGTGTCAATCGCACCTTGTTTCATGCTTTCCCATGTTTCAGATAACCATGTTTTTAATGCGTTCCAAGCGTCAATTGTGCCTTGTTTGATATTGGTCCATGTTTCAACAAAGAAAGCTACAATACTATTAAATGTATCGATCGCAATCGTTTGAATCGTTGTCCATATATAGGCTAGTGCTGCTTTAATACCATTCCATATGTTTAAGAATGCCATCTGAACGTTAGTTAAGAAGCTATCAAAAATCGCTTTAATGGAAGCCCAAATATTCGCTGCTGCAGTTTGGATATTGTTCCATATCCCGATCATGTTATTCATTGCTTCTTCCCAACCACCTGAGATTAAAGAAGTCACGAATAACACTGGAGCTAGAATAACGTTTTTCATAATTTCAAATATCTGGCCAGCAATCTTCACTAAATTTGTCCAAAGTGTTTTCAGGAAAAAGCTCATATGGATAAACGCATTTCGAACGCCGTACACGAGTGTTCCAAAACGGCTCATGATTCCATCTGCAATCCCTTTAACGATAGATGTAACTGTTGATTTAATCCCATTCCACAAGTCTGAGAACCACTGTGTGATTCCATCCCAAACCGAAACGATATTATCTACACCATCACTAAATGCTTGCTTTGTCCCTTGCCACATATCGCTAGCCGAATCTTTGATACCTTGCCATAGGTCTGCAAACCATTGCTTGGTATTCTGCCATCCCTTTTTGACGCTATCTACTGCTTGTTTACTACCTTCTACTAAACCGTCCCAAGCATTCGAAAAGAATTCTGTCATTCCCTTCCAAGCAGAGACGATCCAATCAACAGCAGCGCCAACAACGCTTTGAATCCCTTCCCAAAGACCAATCCAGAAATTTCTAAAGCCTTCGCTTGTATTCCACAGATAAATGAATCCTGCTACAAGAGCGATAACCGCCGCTATAACGAGTCCGATTGGGTTTAAGTTCATAAGGACGTTCATCATTTTTTGGGCACCATTGTATAGTTCAACCGCTTTTCTAGCAGTACCCATGACACCCTGATAAATACTTATATATCCTACTACTGCCATGATTAGCGGTAAGAAAGGTTTAATCGTATCCCACAGGGTTGTCAAAAAGCTAATTGCCGGTGGAATGCTATCAGTGATAGCTTTAAACGCTACGTTTACTGCCCCTTTGATCTTGTCGAAGTTTTCAGCAATCGATCCAAGCCCAGCGTCTTGCATTCCTTCATCAATCGCCGTGATAACATTCGCCAAACCTTTTACAACTGCTGTTTTGATGTTCGCAAAGGAAGTCCTGATACCAGCTGAGTTCTTTTGGGCTAGTTCAGCAAATCCACCGACACCTTCGTTCAGTTCGATTAAACGACTGTTAAAGTCATCAAAAGTAATATCGCCTTTTTTCAGAGCAGCATATAAGTCGTTCGCTGAGTTGACACCTTGATCACTAAAGGACTTCGACACCTTATCCATTGCAATTGGCATTGTCTCAAGCAAAGAGCGCCAAGACTGAAGATCGACTTCTCCTTTTGAGAGCATTTGCTGGTATTGCTGTGCCCCACGGCTTGCATCACCTGCAGAAGCACCACTGGCCAAGAATGCATTGTTCAACGCGATCGCTGTGTCTGTCCCTTTTTGCAAATCACCCGTTGAAATAGCTAGCTGTTGAGCGCTAGATACGATTTCATCTAAACTTGTTGGCAATCCATCTATTCCGTTTGTAAGCTTGTTCATTGAGTCGTCTACTTCTTGGGTTGAGTAGCCCAGTGCTTCCATAACAACCGGATATTTGTTCAACGTGTCGAAACGATCAATCGCACCATCCATTGAACTTTTGACTAACCCAATTGCTGAATCCACTAATTTAAAAACCCCGATACCTTTGGCGATATCGAGGATAGAAGTATTCGTTTTTTGAGTGCTGCTATCTAAGTTGTTCATCGAACTATCAGCATTCTTCATGGTAGAAGAAAAATTCTTGTCGACAGCCGAAAGGATCGCTTCAACGCTATATGATTCCATAGTTTTCCTCCTTTCTTCAGGAGTTTACAAATCTCGGTACTTTTTCATCCTTGCCCAAGATTTTTTTTTCAAGTTTTTCCTTGTTAAAGAATTTTTCGAAGGTGTCAAATAAAGGAACCTCGTATTTACCACGTTTTTTAGTAGCTTTAACTTGATTAATCGCCCATGCTTGGTAATGAATAAGCTCTTGTTCGTCTAACCTTTTGAGACGATAAGCAATAAGCCTTGTTTCGTATTCCGTCATTGTCATTCGATCAATGTCTAAGAAGTCAGTAATCCCGAGATAACGCAGACAGTTTATTTGGACAGTGGCATAAAAATCTTCTTCTACTTGCTTTCCTTGATTCTGTTTTCGACTGTTAGTGTTTTTTTCTTTGTAAATTCCGACTTTTTTAATTCTTCTAGTACCAAATCAAAGAGTTTATCCGAGCCGATTTCATCAACTAAGGCGATCAAATCCTTTTCCGCTACTCGTGGCGACTCTGTTGAGTTTGCTACTTTTAACATTTCAATCAAAGTCTCAATATCTTCATTGAAGAAATTCACTAGCGTTGAATCCAAGCCAAGCTTCATTGTCATCCCTTGCTCTACAACGGAATATCTGCGGTTCATTTCACGGATAAACCCAAATCCAAAAATAAAGCTATACTCTTTTCCGTTAATCGTTAGTTCCATTTATTCATCCTCCTAAAAATAAAAGCACTCAATTAAGAGTGCTTAGCCTTCTGGTGTTTGTTTTGTTGTGTCCACAAATGCATACTGAACTTCATTTTGTTGTTCAGCCGTTAAGGTTGCATAACCATCTTGATGAATCATTTGCACGGCGTATTCCAATGAAACTTCAACATTATCTTCAGCAGAAGCCGTTTCCTCATAGCTTGAGATATACACTTGCATATATTTAGCTGCAAATTTCCCTGTGTCGCCTTCTTGTGGTTCGAGTTTGTCGATGATCCATGTTTCAACTAATTTGTTGTTCATAAATGCATCGTAAAGCATTTTGAGTGTTTTGCTGCCACGTTCATATAAAGCAGTAGAGCTGAAATCATATTCAATTGCTCCTACGGTTTGCGCTGTTCCATCTTTGGTTTCGGTAGCATCTGTACTGCGTGACATACCAAATGTATGCTCGGTTTGATAGGTCACAGTTTTGGCAGCTTCTTCAGCCTGTTTTTCCAAATCTCGATAGACCAAAATGACGTCAATACCTTTTTTTAGTGCCATTTAAATTCCTCCTATTAATCTAAAATTCAATTCAATAATCGCTCGTTTAAGCGGTGTGTTTGTGCTTGTGTCTGTTACCGTCTGTATGTCGCTTGCATTGGTGTCTAGCGTCCATGAATATCCGTCAGATGTCTTTACTTGCATCGCTTGCTCAAACAAAGCAGAAGCCATCTCAGACACCTGTTTTCGCTTTGTATGCAAACTCCATACTGAAATGACAATCACGACATTTCCCAAAACATGAGATTTGTTGGTGGAGTGAAGCGTTTGAGTGTCTTCAAATTCTACAAAAGGATAGCTAGTAGCACTCGCTGGTTTGTAGTCATAGGTTTGATACCCCAATGCATTCGATCGTTTAAACATCTCATCAAAGATTGATTGTTCTCTAGTCTTCATCTATTCCACCAACCGTTCTAAATCAGATTTAAATTTTGCCTTCTGAATTCTCAAAGGTGGAAAGAAAAAATCACGCTTAGCCATAAAGCGTGTTCCTCTGATTAAATACGGAGAGTACTCTGTTTTTGGTCCTGTATGTCCTGAAAGTCCTTTGTTAGAGATCTTCATCGTAATGCTTCGCTTAGTCGCGCCAGTAGGTTTGACGAATTTGCCGCCTTCCCAGTGACCTGTGAGTACCTTTTGGGTCTCTCTTTGCATCCCTTCCGTGAGTTCCGCAGTATTTACTTTTACAACAGTTTTAACATCATCCATCGTGGCGTTTTTTTTGAGTTTCTTTGACAATTCAGGCAATCCATTGATTTGAAAAACCTTTCTCTTACTCATTTGAAACCACCTCCTGAACGATAAAAGTGTTTTTAAGTCGAAGGTTACGTTCAGTGATAATCTCGAACTTCTCCGTTTTGCTCCTTAGTTTGTTGAATATTAAAACGTAATCCCACTCCTTGGTGTAAGGTCGAAGCAAACGAATCACTTTTGCGCCTTGCTTAATATCTCCGAACAAAGCTTTCGAGCGGTCAGTGCCCAAATCAGTCACATTAGCAAGCTTGATTTTTTCGTCTAAAGTTGGCTCTACATGCTCTCCTAAGCCAGGATCGTAATAGCCATCTTTTTCGATAACGAAAGTTACTTCTGTGTCATATCTCATAAGAACCTAGCCACCCCTCTACGAGGAACGCTATTCTCTTTTTCCTTTTCTTTGTATGCTGAAATATCATCTTCAAACTCATCTAAAAGCTTTCCATAAGAGATTGACTCACCTTCTTGTCCATACGAGCTCATACCTTCGTTACCCTTGCGGTTAAATCTCTTGATAGTACATTCGACCACGATATAGTTTAAAGCCGCAGGAACGCTGTTTAGGAAGCCTAAACGCACGCATAGCTGGTTTGAGATTCGTTTGATAAAGTCAGTTAGTTGTTTATCGAGTTCTTCGTTATCAACTTCGAGCGATCGCTTCACTTCTTCTAAGGTTTCGTTCATGACTGCCTCCTTTCAAAAATAAAAAGGCTAGTCGAATGACTAACCTTTCTTTTTAGTTGATTTAGCTGGTTTCTTAACTTGTTTTTCCCCAACCTTAATTGGTTCTAAGAATCCTCCGCCAAACGCTTCAAGATTTTTCTCAATTTCATCAAAGCGCTCTTTGTTCAAATGAATCTCTTGACCAACTTTATAAGTTTCTTTCGTGTGAACATCAATGAAAACTTTAGCTACTTTATATTTGGTCATAGAGGATCACCTACCCTTCTGCTAATACAGTTGCTTGGAACACGTTGTCCGCTTCAGGGAAGCTAGGAAGTGCAGTACCAGCTGCTTTTGTCCATGTTCCAACAGGATCAAGATTTGATTCATAAACCATTGCAAAAATGTTTCCAACTTGATAATCATTAGTACCACCAGATAATAGCCGAGATTCTTCTGGTGTTACACCGAAAATAGATTCGCCCGGATTTTCATCACCAAACATGACAAGTTTATTTTCTGGGAAGTAACGCTCTTTGACCAACACGCCTTGAGCATTTTCTTTGTAGTACTTAGCATCGTATGTTGCGATTACTGGCAAACCAAATTGTTGTAACAACTGATTTAATGTTCCAGCTGTTGGCAGCAATCCAGCATCTTTGAAGTAAGCTTTGATACCAGCATTTTGCAAAATAGCATTACGCACTTTGGTAGATGTTAAGATCCGAGTTGGTGTAGTATCTAATGTTCCTGCCCATGTAGTTAACAAGCCAATAACGTCGGTTGAAGATGCAGCAAAATCAACTGTTGCTTTGTGTTCTGCTGGCACACCGTAATCAACAACTAAATCCAATCCGTTCTCATCTAGTGTTACAGTTCCGTTTGCCAATACTTCCATGCGCATTTTTTCAACACGTGCATTGACAGAAGAAACCATTGAAAATACATCGTTATATACTTCGTTTTCCAAGAATGCTTGTTCTTCAGCAGTACGAGGATTGCGTAATGCAATCAAATCCTTTTCTTTCAACTGAATTTTGCGTTTGATGAAAGCTAATTCTTGAGCGCTGCGAGAAGCTACACGAGATGCAATTTCTGCTTCGGTATCAAATGCATGTACGCTTGCGATCGTTGGAATACGAGTACCAGCTTTCAGAATATCAAATTCAAGTCCTTGAACCTTTCGTGCTGGGAAAAGTGTTTCACCCAACAAAGCTGGAGCTTGACGATTGTTTACATAGTCTAAGACATTACGTTGTGAAAATAATTCTGCGATATTTGCCATTTATTTTTTCCTCCTATATTCCTATTACTGTCCGCCTGCTGCGGCTGGTAAAGCGATCAATTTTCCTGTTTCATCATAAAGTTTGATTTCACGCATTGCTGTTTGAGCAGCATCGCTTGGTTTAACTGGTAAACGTTCAATTAGAATGTGTCCATCAACAATTACACCAACTGGCTGTGCTCCATTAGTTACATCAACATCATTGATCGTGATCCCTTCTGCTGTTGCATCGTTTGCAGGGAAGATAGAGCCCGCTGGCAAAATACCATTTGTAACTCCCGCATGAGTATCATCAACCTGTTTTGTGAATGAAATGAATTGTTGAGATTTTAGAAAATTGATTTCTTTGAATGTTTCTGATTTTTTTACATAAACCATTGATATTCCTCCTATTTAATTGCCCAAGGGTCATTCTCAGGCTTTTTCGTTTGGTTGTTTGCATTTTTTGCTAGCTGTGCACCACGAGAAATTGTTGCGCCGTTTCCATCTAAAGGAACTTTTCCGCCAAGTCGCTTTTCATATTCCGCTTTGATTGCTTCACGTTCAGCTTCAACAGATGCTAGATACGTCTTAACGTTGTTTGACGTTGTTTCAGCATCTTCTGAAACAATTAGCTGCAGCATTTCTTTCGTAGGCGTAGCGCCTTTCTCAGACAGCATTTCACTTGCTTGTTCCGACATCTTAGACAGCACATCTTTACGTTCGTATTCAGCAATTTTTGCTTCAAGTTGCTGTTTCTCGTAATCTGCTTTCTCTTTATCGTCCATTTCGGCAAGTTTGGCAGCTTCGTCTTTTTCTTGTTGTTGCTTGGCTTCCCATTTAGCAAACTTTGCTGCAATAATCTTGTCGACATCAGCGTCACTATACTTTTTATCCGCTTCTGTCTGGTCTGAACTATTCTTTTCTTTGTTGTCTGCGTTGTTATCTGATGTATTATCCGGAGTAACATCAGCAGCACCGTCTTCTGCAAAGAATTGCAAGTTCATTGGTAATAATTTTTTGACTTCCATATTTGTTTCTCCTTCCATATCTTTTAACGTGGATAAATGCTTGCACTTTCCATAGCTTTTAAAGTCATCAATGCTTGGACAAAATAAAAAGCGACCATTTGATCACTTTAGTTTTTTACACTTAACACACTCTTCATAAAAACCGCCTTGCAAGTCTCTTCGGTAAACGTATTTATAATCATGCTTGCACAATAAATGCTGCCTGATATTTCTTGATAGAAATTGCCTAAAATCTCCCAGCATATTAATCACCTCTCGGTCAAAATAAAAAGCCGTTAGCGAATGGGCTAGCGACCTATTTAATCAGTTTCAATATGTTTGTATAATTGATTTCCTATACCGAAATTTCTAATTTCAAAACCTTCTCGTTGCAAAAACCTTTTGTATATCCTCGCTCTGCGATTGTCTTCCCAATGGACTTGGATATAAGTAGGGAGAGGGTTGCTTAATGAATGTTTGGCGTATTCCTCAAATTCCCTAATCTTTCTTACAGCCCACACAAAAGGATAGATGCCGTCTTTACCTGTCTGATGCAAAGTATTATCACTAATCTGCTTACGCTTGTGATACACATTCAGGTAAACATTCGCTACCGCTATATTGTATAACTCGTAAAGGCAAAATTCGATTTGCACCGTCATGCCACTTGGTAACCGCTCTTTGGCCATGATAATAATGTCGCCATCTTCGTCCTTGAAATCAGTGAATGTCATAAAATCAAAGCCCCCTTTCTTTAAGCGACTTCTCAAATGCATCACGATCAACATAAGGTGCCGTACTACATCTGCAAAACGGATGCATATTTGGCGCATTTGTTCCTGGTTCCATTTCATCAACATCAAATACTTTTCCATTAAGCGGTAAACACAGACGACACGCTGAAGGCTCTGAAATGAATGTGTACTTTGTAATATCAGCATCACGATAACTTCGCTCTTGGATCCCCGTCTGCACCCTTGTAGTTTCCGTTACCATCAACCGTTGCGCATTAAACTTAGCATTCTCCTTACCTTCTTGAGTGAGGTATTTAGCCAGTTCTGGCGCTAATTGTTTAGGATTACGCCCCATCGTCACACTACGTACAAGCAACTTATCTAAATCTGCTTTCAGCTCTGCTTGATACATCCAGAGCCGTTCGCTGAATGTTGCAAATCCATCCGCTCGAAACGAGCTGTTGATCACTTGCTCCACTAATTTGGCATAATCACTTTTAGCGATTGTCATTTCTAAGATGCCTGCTTGTCGTTGCAGTTCTTTTAATCCGGCGGAAGTCAGTTCGCTCGAAAAGTATTTATCCATTTCATCGAACGTGGCAATTAGTTCTAAACCGACGTTAGCTTTCAGCAATTCCAAGCGATTGACACGCATCGTAAGGTTGTATAGCTTCAATTCCTTGTTTGCTGTAGGTGAGAAGTCTTTCTCTTTAACATACTTCTTAGCCTTGCGAGCAAATGCTTTTACATCCATCTCGCTAGCACGCTTCATCGCTTCGCTACGAGATATTTTCTGCCCATTTGAAAAACTATCCCACTGTGCATCTATCTCTTTCTGTATCGCATCCTGTGCGTACTGCAGACGCTTCTTGATTTCGTTCATGCGTTTCTTGTCATCTTTAATCTGTTGCTCTTGCCAAGCTTTTTCCCGCTTGATGAAGTAATCTTGTGATTTCACTTAATCACTCCTTTTAATTCCAGAATGGTTAAAACTCCGTTGCAATATTAACGTCACGATCTAAATATCCGAGGTTCGATAAAATTTGCTCAAGAACTTCTGCTTTGCCTTTTGTTGCCAACAAGTCTTTATATTCATTTTTGCTTATGGTAATTTTTTCTTCTTCGGCAAAAGTTATGAAACTTGCGTTTTTCAACGCATTAATTACCTCTTCTGTTACTGGTTCGTTTTGATTAAACTCCATGATGCTACCTCCCTACCAAGAAAATCTGACTAACTCAATTTTTGCATCAATCGTATGTTTGTCCTCGTAATCTTCAACGGTAAAGCCGCCATTTTGAAACTCTTTGCGGATATCATCTGTAATTACGTCTTTGCCATACAGGACTTCTTTTTTGCCAATCTTCATCGCTTCAGCGATAGCTTCTTTGATCTTTTCGCTATCCGTTTTCTGATACTCGTTCATCATCTGTTGTTTGAGATTCATCTTCTTCAACCTCCGTGTCAGTATCTTTGTCACTATCAAACACACCAGAACCAGATTGTTTCTTCAATCGCTTAAGCTCTTCTTCAAACGGAACGCCAGTTAATCGTTCAGCCATTTCACACAATGTTTGATCTGATACGATGCCGACCATTCCAGCGATTACGCTCATGATTTCTTCGTCAGATTGCGGTACGTTTGGCGTAAATTGAATTTGGATCTCGTTTACTTTGTTGTATAGCTGCTCTTGTTGCTTTTCATCCGAAACAAAAAAGGCTTTGACTGTATCAATCAAGCCTTGTGGTTTATTCAATTCATCTTTAATGCTCCAAGAGTGTGTAAGCAACCGCAGACGGCGCATGATAGCTTTCTTGACCATTCGTTCCTTGTTCTTACGATCGTTGTCTGAACCCCAACCTTTGAAACGGAATCCGATGCCTGATTGGTTAGACCCAATGTTCTCGTCAGTAAAATCAATAAGAGATGTGAAGCGTAAGATATCAGCAACTGTCCGGCTGTCGTTAGATTCCATTCCGGCAACGTCATACTCTTTTTTCAAATAGAAAGCATCTGGTTCGGCACCCGCTATATTGCCGTCGTAGATCTTCTTATCGCCTAATACGAGCATTCTAGCTTGCATCATAGCCTGAAGTACTTCAATCGGGCTATTCTTTCCTGTTGGATCTACTGCCGTATCAGGATTACCTTTAATCACCAAGTAGGCTTCCGATGAATCTTGTTGGAAGTTAGCCATTTCTGAGCGTGAAAGGTCGTATGCATCGATTGAATCAAGCACACGCTCAAAGTCACTTAAACGCTCTTCGTTGTTGATCCATTCGTTAACTTGAACCGAATCAAAATAACTTTCAACAATATCCTCATTTGGATCTTCAATTCTTGCATTCTCTAAATCATCATTTTCTGCTACAAGATAATAATTAAAGCCGCTGTTTGTGTATAGCTCAACTCGTGTCCATGACTTATCCAAGAACTCTTCTTTGTAATAGTGGACACCACATACTGAATTACGATCTTTGGTATTGTCGTAGATAACAAATGTTTGCTCTGCATCAAACTTCGCTAATGTCTCTTTGCCATATTCATCACGGCCAATCCATTCATATGCTCTACCTAACCCGAACGTATCACGCCCCATTAGTTGATTGTGATAGTCTTCGTTAGATTGGCTTGCAAATGTATTGATGCGTTCTGCAATTGTCTTCTCGCCGCTATACTTCAACGGATTTCCAAGCAGGACTCCTAACTTAAACGAAACAACAAAGTTTGCAAAGTCGCTTGCGATGCGGTTATCCGCTCTGCCATCAGGTTTGCTTGGTCGATATTTGATGTTATTGTCTGCCAACATGTATCGTTTAAGTTGCTTTAATCGGGGAACTTGCTTCGTCTGGTGATGTCGGATAAATCCAACAATCATCTTCCACACATCTTCATGTTCGAAATCAATTAGGTGCTCAATTGTGTTAGTGCGTTGATTTAGCATCTCTCTTTTTGGCAACTGTCCTACCGGCACCTTATAAACAAGGTTCGCTTCTTCATCAAACCTCTTGCCACTTAATAGCTGAACATTCTGTTCCACTGTATCACCTCTACAATCCTAGTTTTTTGAATGTGTCGATCGTCTTCATGACATCTATTTTTTCTGTTGTGTTCATGCTCATTGTTTCGGCGATGCCTGTTGTAGCATCTGGCGCATCATCATGCTTATTCTTTCCTTCTCGCTGGTATGTAGTCATTGCCTTGTAGTAATCAGGAAACCTTGTTCTCCAGTCACTAGGCATTCGTACATATTGTTCAACCCAATGGCTATTCGAATATATCCTCGCTTCTTTATTGGCGCTTTGAAAGAAATCAGATATTGCAGCTGCGCATTTCCCTTTTACTTTTTCTCTTACGGAACGAGCAAAAGACCGACCGCCGTTGTTGCGCTCGATACGTGATGTATTCACTTTGAAGTTAATCAATTGATTCGCAACTGCGCTCTCCGTGTATTCCATTGGCTGTTGCGTATAGATGACATCTAAAACATCTTGATAGCCTTCTAGCGTTTCTCCCCAAACGATCGAACAGAGGTAGTCCTTACCAGTATCGGCAGTATCACAATAATGCCAAATCTTCTTATAGCTAGATCTGTTACTATAAGTCTTGAACTCACCGTACAGTCTCCCTTTAATATCGATAGGCTCTTGTTGGTAGTTGGCACTAGCGATGTCAGCGCCCATTGTTTTAACTTTACGTTGATAGTCCTCATAGGAAAGGACATCTTCACAAAGCATCCGATCGTTCTTTTCATCATATGCTTGAAAGTTAATATGCTTAACCTTATATCCGCTAAGAGGCAGCTCTTTCAACACTCTGCCTGCCAAATCATTGCTATGCCATCTAGTCATGTTGATGATGATCTTACCATTGCTTTCCAAGCGGGATAGCATAGTGTTTACAAACCATTCCCAATGCTTATCCAAAACTGCAGCGTTGTTTGCTTCATCTGCATTCTTGATTACGTCGTCAATGATGATAATATCTGCACCAAAACCAGTAGCTGTACCAGTAGGCGATGTAGCCAGGTAGTTATTATAGCCATCTTCCAAACTCCAAAGATTCATTGCGCCATCACCATATTTGATTTTTGCATCGAATATATCGGCGTACACTATCATATCTTTGTCGGCTTTTATCTCTTGGATCGTGTTTCTCACATTCTTGGAAAATACAGTTGATAGAGTCTCGTTATATGAACCAGTCATAATCTTCTTGCTGTGATCATTTCCTAATACCCATTCCACAAACCTTCCAAGCGTTAATGACTTGCCGTGTCTTGGCGGCATATTAAGCACCAGAACATCATGCTCATTATCATTAAGGAATGACTGAAACTCTCCGCAAACTGAAACAAGGTAATCTCTATCTGATTTATAAAACGATGGCATAATCAAGTGACAATAATCGAAGAAATATCGCTTTGCTAACTCAATCTTGGCGCCTAGAGCAATTTTATCCATCCCGACTCGCCAACTTCCGCAATTCCTCTTCGGAAAGATTAGCAAAAGGATTGCTCACCGTCATGTTGCCAGATACCTCGGTTTCTTTTTTATCACGCCATTCATCTGGTTTACGATTCTTCAACCAGAATATTTGAGCAGTAGTGTCTGGCGCTTGCTGTTTAGTGATAACTTTTGTCACTCTCATGCCATCTTCGGTCAGCTCTTGGGTAGTTTCTTTGAATTCGTATCCTAACGCTCGTTTAAGCAACGCATTCTCGACCTGCCGATCAACTACTTCTTTTCCTCTTTTTAAGGACTCCGATAACACCGAGTATTTCTTTTTCCACTCATGAAGAGTTGACTCTGCAATATTCATGTTATGCGCTACTTGTTTGTCGGTAAGGCCATCACGAGCCCAACCTTCGATTTTCAATAACCCTTCTTCAGTTAGCCACTCTGTGTATTTTGCCATGACCTCACCTTCTTTCTAAAAGTTCTTCTTAACTAGCGTTGCTCCCTCTCGCTCATACTGTTTAATGAACTCCTCAACGTTTGTTTTCGTACGGGATACAACTGAAATAACTAACCGGCATGTTGCCAATATTTGGCTATATACGATTTCCACATTAACATAGTTCCCACTCCACACAGGTTTAATCTCATTACTGATCATCTTACCCTCTTTATCCAGAATAGGGTTCTCTGTAAAGTATCTATCGTTCTCTCCCTCAATCGCCTTCTTGTACGCTTCAGCGAATTCAGGTTCTACATCAACCGTTAATAATGCTTCATAGAATTTCATATGCGAGCATCTCCTGACTCAGCAAGAATACGGCCGACAATTTCTTTGCCATTAATAGCCATGTTTAGTTCAGATGCTTTAATTCTCCCTGTGTGAATATGATAGTCTTTGTTGTCGACTTCTTCAGGATAAACCAACTCTATAGCAATTCTCTTAGAGCCATCTGGACGCTTAGTCACATCCAAATTCACTGATTCTAATTTACTTGCATCTGCATGTTTGAGAATCCCCATGCCCATATTAAGTAACTCTTCATTCTCTTTGCTCACATCCATACCTCCTTAACCTCTCAACAATATGCGGATCACTCTTCCAACCACGCCCAACATAAATCAACCTATGCCGATCGATATACTCGTCACTAAACTGGTCAAAGCATTCAAGCAATGTGTGCTTTGGTTTGAGTTGTGCTTGTCGGATGTTCTTATGCCTTAGTATTCCTATTGATAGTTGGATGTAATAGTAATGCATATCAGTCACCCCAACTCATAGATTACTTTCAGCTTGTCTGCTGAATACTCAAACGCCTGTGTACTCTTGTAGTTCATCGTATAACCATTCTCTGACTCGTACTGATCGTTAGGCTTAATTGTTCCAAGCTGCCGATGAATAACTCCTTTAAGGTTTTGAGCTTCCATTGAGTGATAATGCCCTTGGTGAATCTCTAGCCAACTACTCTTGCTCCATACGTCTCGAAACTCGGTAGCGAATAGCATAGGATAATCGCCCTTCTTGCCGAAGTGTCCATGAGTGAGCATAATGCCTACATTGTCTAGCTGATATGCGATCCTTGGTAGGTTGTGTTTGTTTACCGATACCTGCGGATAGAGTGTCTCTAAGTACATTAGAAACAAATACTCAAAGTCACTATGATTACCACTGGCAAATTCAATCCGCACTTCTGAGCTTTTTCTTAATGATTCATCGATCAGAGTAATGAAGAATGTTTTAGCCAACTCAATGGCTTCGACCATATCCACATCTTCGAGTTGGGTACCTTTGATCGTTTGGCTTGCCTTCATAGCGTTTGAGTGAAAGATATCCCCCAACACTTCTATGACGATTGTCTTATAGCCTTTATTTATGATTGCTAATACATCGGATAGATAGGTTTCAAACTTTCGTTCCGACAAAATAGGGAAGTGCAAATCAGCCAACGGTATGACTAGATTGCACTTCCCTTTGATAATTGGTTGAATTGTAATCGGCTTAGTACTTTGCAGCAATTTAGTAGCCAACGCTTGAATGCTCACTGCTGCCCTTGGCTTAACAACTATCTTTGATTGATAAAGCTGTATAAGTCCATCTACTTGGTTGTTCTGTTCCCAGATGTTGTTCGTCGCTTGGACCAGTTCCCAGTTATCGGGATCGTATCCGTGTGCTTGTAATACATAATCAGGATTCTTTGACTGCTCTTCAGTCATACGCAGCTTGATAAGATTTGTCTGAGTACCATCTGATTTGATTTCTGTAGATACTACATTCTTCTTAGCCTTATCTGTTCGTTTAGCACGCATATTCTTTTCGCTCGGTGGCAAACCCAACCTGGTACGTTTACTTCTAACGCTTGGCCATGAGAACTCTTTGCCGAACTCCTCCGAAAGCATAGGCGCTATCTCTATATTTGTTAGTCCTTCATTTGCCAACTCCGACAATCGTTTGACCTGCTGTTCCGTCCATTTAGTAATGTCTGCCACCTCACTTTTCTGCAAAATAAAAAGCCACTCACAATGAGTGACTAATAAACGACTGAAACGTATTAGCATTGTTAAGAGGCTCTTTCAGTTTTGTTATTACACTAGTGGCAAGGATTCGAACCTTGCACGATATAAGATAGGCGTGGCTTTGACGCCTCGTTTTACTTCTACAATCATTGTCTTCTACATAGCAAGGGAGCAGCAGAATTGAACTGCCTACTTGAACTAGATAGTCACGCTTGTCTAGAATGGCGTAATTATTTCATTCAAGCCCTCCACCTTTGCGGTACTCCCTGTAACATTAATACGCCCCATGTAGTTCTCTTATATCTGATTAGCTTTACCCTTTCAGCCACACTAGCTTTTTTGAATGATAACAGTTTCAGGGATAACTGTAAACCCTATCGGTGACACAGGATTCGAACCTGTGACGTTGCCGGTTCTTCCGGTCCTCCGTACAACCATATCCACCAACTTGAGGGAGCTACCCTCTGCATGCATTTTAGGCTACTTGCACTTACCCCTTGCAATCAGGAGGCTTTTGCCTATGTCACTGGAGTGGTACTGCCCCACTCACGAACTGGTTCCTAAAACATTAGGAGCGAGAGTTTCAACACAGGTAGCTAATCTGATTATGCCAGTTCTATCTCGCCGTGCGTCTTCTACTTCCGCCACAGTGACTATCGCCCACAGAATAATTTTTACGTATCAAAAGGAGGTTGAATGCCGTTGTGCTTGTGGGCGATATCTGATAATACTAATTTAACACGTTTTTAGTGCTTAAAATTCCGCAAATCGTTCATATATCAAGCATCTTGTCTAACTCTTCAAAGAATCTATTTCGATATTCAAACGCTTTTGTTTTGCCGCACTTGATCTGAAAGCTATCAACCAACCCTTGCATCGTATATTGCGGAAATCGTTTGATATACAACTCTCGAATGATCGTCTCAGTGTCACTGCCGCACTCATCCAGAAGCTCTTGTACAATTTCCTTATTGCGTTTCAAGCGCCGGATCTGCTTATCCGTCTCGATGGTCCACAATGTACCGAACATCAAATCGCTGTCGCTTCTTGTTCCCTTGATATCCCCATTAACATCCTCTTCTCGATACGGAATTCGAATCTCTTCTTCAAGCTTTCTGACGTACTTATCCGTATCTCGGTAATCTTTCAACACTGCCTTGACTCGTTCAACACGCCATTTCTCCAATCACTTGTCCTCCTCATTATCTTCCTTGCCAAAAATCACACTTGCAACCACTGTCGCTACGACTGCGAGAAAAATCGCCAATGCAAATGTCATGGCCATAAATAATCACCTCTATACCCAACTTTTGGGGTTTTCGGTTTTCTTCGCCCTCTGAATGGCACTACTTCATGCTTCTGTTTTCGCTTGTACCCACTCCGTAAAATAATTCTTGTGTGTTGCACTGGCAAATACCCATTGTGGGACCAATACTTCTCGTATGTTGCTTCTGGTTTTTCTAAATATTGTGGCCTATACATCGTTCATCCTCCCGCTTCCATCGCATCCCTGACTAACGGATCATTAATAATAATTTTGTACTTCATGTGCTCATGCTGCAGCTGCTGTTCTAGCTTCACTATCTGCTGTTGCTGGTCCACAATTGTATAGGATAGCCAACTTAGGCCTGCGATCGTTAACAGTATTGATACAACAGCCAGTACCATATAATGATTAATTTTCATTGAATTGATCCAAAAGTTCTGGGTTCTCGTAGATGTTGCCGGCGACAGTTACATAAGGTTTTAATCTTGCTAACAAAAGATTACCAGCACACCAAGTTAGGTCACCTTCATTCCAAGAAATCGCATAATCACCATCAATTTCGATGCCAGCGCCCGATTTTTCTGTTTTCTGAAATGGATGATTTCTTACTGAAACGATATCCCCCTCAAAAATTTCCACGCCGTTCTTGTCTTTCAAGCCAGTTGATTGCATGATAACTAACCCACACATTTCAGGTCTCATAAAAACATTTCGTAAATTATACCCATTTAACAAATATCTCCAAGAAATCATTTCGTTATTGTTTTTATCCCACGCTCTAAATTTTGGTACCATTTTATCCCTCCTGTTCATCCTGTTGGACTTGATCAATCAAGTTAACGACCTGACCTTTGCTGAGGTTACCTTTGATCCCCAATATTTTCTTTTTAAGATTCAGTTTAATCGCAGCCGTAGTTTCCTTTGAAACCTTGTCAGATACTCTTTCAGCAATTTTCTTTTCTTGTCTTTTTAACTCGTAGACTTCATCAGCTAACTGCTTTTTTTCTATCATCAGCGTATTATTTTTTGATTCTAGATCTTCTACCCGCGACTTATAACGATCGATGCTGGATAGCTTCCCATTTAAATCCGCAACGGTTTTTTCTTTGTTCTCCAGTACGACTTTCAAAGCCTCAAATTGCTGCTGATCATTTTGAAGTTTTTCGATTTCAGAATCTTTCTGTTCAATTTGCAATTCCAAAGTCTTTTCTTTCTCATATCCTTGGACTACATATTTTTTCAGATTATCTACGGGAATTTGATCAGCTAAATCATATTCTTTTTTCTTCTTTATTAATCCGAACATCTTATCCCTCCGTTCATGATATAATCGCCATAGGAGGCGATCGTATGAAAATTACTGTTGATCTAAACTCAGTTGTTCCAATAGCCGTCATTGATGCTGTTAATGAAATGATGTATCCTTTACGAGTCATCGAATTAAGCGATGATCCTAACGAATTTCTGAAACAACTGAGTATTTACATAAATGAGTATTCTGATGAATTTTCTGAAATTCTTAAGCAACAATTTATGGTCAGAGTGACTGAACGTGTTGCAGTCGATCTGAAAACACAAGGAATTTCAATAGTTCCAAAAGAAGACTCCTAGTGGGTCTTTTTTATGTTATCGCTGACGATTGCGGAATTAATCAACGTCTTCATTATCAAACATTTCGTCTATTACATTTTCCAGATGTTTTGCTTGTTGGTATGCAAAACTCAATGCAACCCTTCGACTTATATAATGCTGTTCCAGCTTCATTCTGTTCCGTTGATACCATTTCACTTTTCCTGAATTTCTGATTGCTGTTTCTCCCTCACTAGAAGCTCTACACTCGCAACTTAAAGCAGATACTAAATTTTGTATTTCTTTTTTTAGTTGTTTTAAATTATTGTCCAATGTTTTACCCCTCCTGTTTTACTGGTGTGTGCAGTTTTCGCATCAACTATTTCCATTTTGGAAAGAGTTCAATCTTGCTTTTAATTCTTCCAAATCCGTTTCAGCATAACTTCTATTTCCATGCCATTGTCTGATGAACTCTTGATCGTTGGTTTCTAATGCTCTTTCGATTGCAACAATTTTATTTTTTATTATCTTTTCGCTTGTTTTGCTCATCTACCATACTCCTTTGTTATTTTCCATTTTGGAAATAACCACTTCGCTATCGCTGACGATTGCGGAATTAAACAACTCTCTTAATATTTCCACCTGATAAATTGGCAACCGCTTGTGCTAAATTTTTGTCTTGAAATTTTACCGCTGATCTACAAAACATCCGATGTTCAAATTCAACTTGTGGTTTCGCACACGCTTCGAATTTGTAATAAGTCAAAAACAAATCATGATTTTTAGAATCAATCACAATCCATGCCATCACTCTTCCTCCAGTACTTTGAGATCATAATCCGAGTCAATGAATTTTTCTGTTAATTCTGGATTTGTTGCATTACCCAATTCTGTGTAGATTAAATCAAAATCATCTCGGTTAAAGTCAGTTTGTAAGTAGTTATTGATGATTGCTCTGATACGGTTTTCCCAATAACTGCCCACCCCTTTATGCGCTGGTCTTGATAGCCAATGAAATATCTTTACTGTTATGTCTCTTTTTGACTCTACGCCGTTTAAGTTAAAATAAATATTCTTGGTTGGGACTAAGATTAGTTCGTTTCTTCTATTGATGAATGCCTTCGGTGATATTTCCGTTACAAATCCTATGAACTTTAGAACTTCTACTTGCACCATCACTCTTCCTCCTTTTCCAAAGCCCATTTACTGAATGCTTGGAAAACACCAGCTTGCTGCGAATTAGATAGGTCGATTAGCGCATCTATTACATCAAGACTCATACACCGATTTTCTGATTCATCAAACAAAACTGAAAGTGTGCCAAAGATTGATAATTCCGGATTCTTAGTCTGCTCTTTCTTCAACCAATCCAACACAATCTGCTGATTATCGTTGAGTTGCGGTTGATCGTGATCTTCAACGATGTCAACAATATCGTCCCAATTTACCCAGTAATCAAAGTTCGAGTAATTGAGTACAGCGCTACTTCCTTGAATTCGTTCTTCTTTCAATCTTTTTATTAATTCACTCATAATCATTCCTCGCTTTCTGCTATTTCGTCGGATAGCTGACTAAGAATATTTATTTATCAGCTTTGCCATTTCCAAAGTAGCTTCCTCTTTTTTCTTAAAAACGGCTGGCAAAGGAGGCTCCCATTGATAATGTCTAGCCGCATTAACTTGTTGCCAACCACCGAAAACTCCATTTTTATATTCAATCATCCAGCCACCATAAGGATGTCTAACCAATCGCCATTTCATAATCTACCCCTCCAATTTCACAATCTCTCTACGTCTTTTCTTGCGTTTGCTCATTCTCTCAATGCCAGTAGGTGTGCTATACCACAAAACAGTATCAATCTTGATGCCTAGTCGTTTAGCCACCTCTTGTGGCGTTCCCTCAAAAACAAATTGATCTCGTTCATATACTCCGTAAATCGCCAATTGGCTTCACTCCTTTAGTTGGTTATTTTGGTGGATAGCTGACTATGCACCAAAACTCATCGTATTAGCCGCAGCTTTTAAATAAGCATTTCGATTAAGCGCTGATTGAAACCTTACAACCAATAAATGTCCATCACTGTGTGCAATTTCATGCGGTGTTAAGCTATTTGAAAATTTATCTAGTTCTTTTTGAAGTTCATCTTTTTCCATCTCACTCGTATCAAAAACTTTATAAAGCCAAACCACATCTTCGTCTTTCATATTCTTTCCTCCTAGTTTTGTATCTCTTCCGATTACTGACTCAATATCTCGACCGTTGCACCTGCGAAATTGCCTTTCTTCAAAGGTATCTGCAATCTGCATGCTCGATCCAATGTCCATTTGTTCAGCCCTGACATCTCTGCGGCTTCACGCTGTGTGCTGAATTCTTTGACTTCGCCATCTGGAAAAGTAAATCTGACTGGCGTTGAGTTATATCTATTCTGCTTTGGTCGATCGTAACTCTTTCCCCACAAAGCCTTTCTCAAAACTCTGATTTCGTCTTCATCAGCACCTGGCGTATTAACTAACTTTTCCAACCGATACAAATCTTCTTTGTTAGCCATCATTCCACCCTCTTCATATCTCGCAATCTGACAACTGTCCGATCGCTGCCAAACGTCACAATAGCTGAGTTCTCAAGTACTTTGACACACACTGCTTTGAAAGGTTTTGTAAAACGTTCTGTCACGCACCAATACTCGATGCCTGCTTTTACTCTCCGTTGCTTTCTGACTACACGTGGCGGTGGGCTATACTTGCCGTCTTGCACGCCTGTTACTGTGTCTGCTAGTTTCATTTGACTTCCTCCACTGGTACTGCGAATGCCCAGTATCTTTCATCGATTGATTTGATTTCTGATTCAGTGAATGCTGATCCGCTTGTAGTATTTTGAAATATCACTAAATCCCCATTATCAGCTTTTGTTAGATATGCGCCCCATGATGTTCCGGGAAGTTCAATTTGATATAGTGGTTCTTTCTCCACCTCATACTCACCTGTTACAAAAGCTTGAACTGCAATGAGATATCTTCTGTCATTTTCTGTTTCGTCGTTGTCATAAAGCCATTTATCAACTTCATCATCCAATTTATCTGCACTATCACGCAACCATTCTTCGCTAAAAACGTCAGATGCACATTCACCTTTGTTTTCTTGAATATATTTATCTAAAAACTGCGGCACTGTAACTTTTGGTTGCTCATCAAGTTTTTTTACCAATCCCAATGCCACGCCATAAGCATCGTATGCTCCTTTAAAATAACCATCTTTTTGTTCTTGATATCCATTTTTGTATTTTTCCAATACATCAATCAATACTTGTTTGTTCATCTTTACTCCTCCGTTCCATTTCTTCACAAATCCATTTTTCACGAAAATCAAATCGCCTTTGCACGCTTCGCACGATTTTTAGTTGTGCTATTAGCTCTGCATCCGATAGTTTGCGTATGTTTTCTTGTGTTGGTGTCATCTGCTCACCTCTCAAAATGGAAGGCTATCATCAATATCGATCGATGAATTGCTGAATGGGTCTGATTGAACGTTGTTGCGGTTTTGTTGAGCGTTGGCATTATTACTCGTTTGATTGTTTGAAACGCCACCACCGTTGTTTTTGGTGTCTAAAAACTCGATTCCGCCGTATTGATTCGCTACAACCTCGATAACCGTTCTTTTCTGCCCGTCTTGCGTTTCATAACTTCTGCTAGTCAGCTTGCCATTGACCGCAATTTGTGATCCTTTACCTGTGTAGTTGGCTAATGATTCAGCTTGCTTCTCCCACACGACAAGCGGGATGAAATATGATTTCTTGTTATCTCCCCAGCCGTCATCTAATGCTATGGTATTTGTAGCCACCGCTTTTCCAGACTTCGTGTACTTCAATTCGTTATCCCTTACCAATCTTCCGATTAAATTTACTGTATTCATTTTTCTTCCTCCGATTCGATTATTGATTTTCACTTCTCTTTAAGCCTCTTCAGCTGATAATATTTTCTTCCTCCACTTCCCAAAAAACTTGCCCTAGCTCGTCTTCAATTACACGCATTCTTTGTTCTACTTCTTTGATCAACCAAACAGTTAATTCTGCGTTGGTTAAATCCATTCCTAAATCTTTTGAAAGATTCACTTTATAAATAAGTTGCGACCTCGATATTTCGTTCTCAAGTATTGCTGGCGTGGAAATCGCCATTTCATCGCAATTTTTAAAGCTGTTCGTTTTGATCCCTGAATAATCAGTTGGTTCTTTATTATCAAATTTCAAAGCTTGCAAGAAATTTTCACATTCCCTATATTGCCTTGTCAGTAGTTCATAATACCTAGCTTTTTCCTCGTACTTTTTGAATTCCATCACTCTGCCTCCTGTTCCAAAGTCCATTTCATGAATGAACTGATAACTTGAACTTCTTGATCTGGCGATAACGATTCAAGTGCTTCTTCTGTTTTTGGATCTTCATAAACGTCAGTTATCCGCTCTAGCGCCTCGAAAACACTATCGCCATCACAATGACCTACTTTGAGCCACCCAAGTACCTGCTGCTGATTCTTGTTGAGTTGCGGTTGGCCAAAGATTACAGACTTTGCCTTTTCATACCCTGATTGGCTCAGGATAGAAGCAGTCATTCCGCCTTTAGTCATTGATCCAAATTTCAAACTTAGATATGCTTCCAGTTCATCCTTTGTGTATCCGTTAAATTCCATTAAGACTGCTAATTTATCACTCACATTCATTCCTCCAATTCATTTTCAATCGTTCGTGTTCCTTGTATTATTTCGATTGCTTCAACAAGATTCCTAGCTACTCCGTTGAGACAACCTTTCCGATTTTTATCTAAAAGGAACTCTTTTTGCTCTTGTTTTAATTTTCCTTTTGCCATTTTGATTTCTATAAAGAAAATCCGTTTATCATCTTTTCGGAATCCGAACAAATCAGGGAATCCTTTTTCAAGATTCATTTGCTTATGGCTAGCTCGTTTGACTGGCCCTGTATCAACTTTCCAGCAATCATGCCCGATTACCTTGAGTGAATTTCTAATTTGCTTTTGTAAATCGAGTTCGTTCACATCTTTCCCCTCGCATTCAGATATCTTTCGGCAATCTGTTCTTTGGTTTCATTGCCATTTAAGAATGGATAGCCTTGTGATTTTTCTTCCTCAGCTATTTCGATCGCCAGCCACTTAGCTTCTTCTGCGTTCGCTGGCATATTGTTTTCTTGAAACACCTTAACTTGATGTTCCAATATTTTGACTAAGTCCGATCGCACAAGGCCGTTTTCTTTGAAGATAGCCAGATATGTTTGTCCGTCCATCTAACCTCTCCATTCGTCAAAGTCTACCGAGAAATCCATATATTTCTTGTCGAATATAAACGGTGCTATACCTGTCATCCCTTCTCGATTTTTGGCCACATCACATCGTATCTTTCGCTCTTCTTTTTCATCAGCAGATAACAACAGCACAACATTTGCATCTTGTTCAAGCGAACCTGATTCTTTCAAATCACTAAGGATCGGACGTTTATTTTCTCTGTTCATCACTGCCCTGCTTAGCTGGGCCAACAAAACGATTGTGATACCATAATCAGTTGTCAGTTTCTTCAGCTCTCGTGTGACCTCGTTCATGACTTGCCGTTCGTTCTTGCGTGTATCATTGACAGTTATCAGCCCAGCGTAGTCCACAAACACTACATACCGTTTGTCGCTTAATCGCTGCTTGATCGCATACTTGATATCATTTAGATTGGAATATTCCGAAGTGTACACTCGCATATCAAATCTGTTCTTCATATCCTCGTATGATTTTCTGGCTCTCACCTTGTTTTCGTCTGACAGTTTATTATTTCCCACGAACAGCATAGAGTTGATTCTTGTTTCTTTTGAGATAAGCCGCTTGATCAATTCGTTTTGACCCATTTCAAAAGTGAAGAAATCACACTGCACATTGTCATTGTCTGAAAATAGTCTATGCATAATGTTCAATGCGAAAGCTGTTTTACCTGTACCTGGTCGCCCAGCCAAGACAATTAGCTTTCCTCCTGTGATACCTCCTCCAAGAAATGCATCTAAAGGTTTGTAAGTTGTCATAACTTCACTTGGTTTATCTAAGCTATCTGTAAATTCTGCGAAAGCTTTATCCAACTTGCCATCAGACTTAATATGGTTCACGTCACGCTTTTCTTCTAGCAATCTGGATAACTTATCCCCATCTGTCTTAGAAAGCGTCTCAGCGTATTTTGTGGACGCTAAATGCAACTTGCGATCAAGATAATCATTGTGTATGATCCTTGCTAGTTCTCTTTCGATTCCAAGCTGATTCGCAGAATTCTTCAAGATGTCTAATTCATCTGCTGTCCCTGCTTTGAAGTAGTCAATGGTTCGCATTTCTCGATGGACCTGTTCGGTGGTGTATTTCATTCCTCGCAGTCTCGTCATTGACTCTACAATCAATTTACACTGAGGACTTTCAAACCATTCCGAATCAATATCAATGTTGGTAATGATTGATGGGTTGTTTAGCATTTCAGCCACAAGTTTCAACTCATTGTTCATAGGCTTCAGACAACCTCCTTTGAGATTCAGCAATTTCATCGGAGATTGAAGAATTAACTTGTGGACGATACTCATTCAAATAATCATCAAACTTATTTCCAAAGAGTGTTGCTGGTCTTAGGTACTTATTCATTTCTTGGTTGTTCAACCATTGATTTGTTTTCACATCAATTACTTTTTTGAAATCATCTAATCGCTGACCTTCGTTCCATCTTGCTTTGATCAGGTCTTTCCATTTCTGAGTAACTTTGAATGATTTACTTGATTTGTTGTTCAGGTAGGTAATAATCTCAGAATAAGGAATCAAGTCGGGCTTGCTCGACATATTGTTTTTTGTATTACTAAAAGATGTATTACTACCTTGGAACTTTTCTTCCATAGGGGTATGGAAATATTCTTGATACCCCCCAGGAAATTTTCTTGATACCCTAATCGTTCTTCTCTCAACCTGTTTCTTTTCATTAAGAATCAAATTTACTGTGATATATCCTTTATCCTTTAGTTCATTTATTATTTGAGAGCATCTCCTTGTCGACAATCCAAAGAAATCGGAAAAATGCTTGTTGCTCGCATAACAACCCTCGTCACTTATATCTAAACTGTCAATCTCAACCAAAAACATCATTTCTTGAATTGTTAGGTTTTTATCCAGCCAAATGTGTGAAGGAATCCATACCCCTTTGAATCCTCTGTTGCTTTTGGATATTTTCCTTTCTGCCACGCTATCCCTCCTCTATTGCTTTCTTGTACAGCTCTTCTGTTTCGTACTTTTCATCAAAACGCATTATTTGAGCGTTACTCATAATGCCAATCTTGATTAAAGCTTCTTTATCTAAATAAACAGGCTTGATCTGATATCTCTTTAGAAATTCCTCTTGCCCAAGTTGGTGAGCGATATTGTGCGTTTTCCAATCCAAAGCCACGAATGGAAATAGCCGATGGTCAACGTTATTTCTATGACGATTTCCAACCGCCGTGACATGATGTATTTGCGCTCCTGGTCTACCAGAAACTGCACATTTTCGATACTTGCAGCAATAGTAGAAAAAGCTATCATGTTCTAGTAGATACGAGTATCTTTGTTTAAGTTGGACCCCTTCTCTTATGACAAATTGAATGAGTTTCGTTATCCAGATATTGCCTTCGTTCATACTTGCTAAAGCGTGAGAGAATGGTTCGTCTTCTGTATACTCGTATTCGTACTTGAGCATCGATTCTACGTGTTTCGGATCATCGACATACCAATTAGCTATGTCACGAATCAAAGCGTGAGAAAGCTTATTCTGCTTTACTGAGAGCGGTTTGTTATCTATGAGCTTTACTTTGACCAGATTTTCTTTCTCTCGAGCCATCGTTTTTAGGTATTCGGCATTTATTTCCTCTTCAAATTCGATAGTCAATCTTTTCCCTTGATTATCGATTACTTTACCTAAATGAAACATTTGCATCACTTCTCTTTGTTTTCTTGAGCAGCTTTCATTTGTTCAATGCCGTTTTGCGTATACTCTTTTAGCAGCTCATAAAAAGATTCGTTAATATCCTCAAATTTTCCAGAGTAATTAAAATGTGCCAAAGCTTGATTCTCAAATGTTTTAGGTGATCGTTTCAATAAACTTGATGCTTCTTCAAACAATGACTTCAGCTCTTCCAATTGCTCTTTACTAGCAGATGGAGATTCAGGCAAATCTTCACCAGCGTAGATATACAATCCTAAGCCAAACATTGCCAAGTTCTTTACTAGGCACCGCATTATCGTTTTGTTAATGTCAAACATGGTAGCCGCATCAACTCTTAACCCTTTGGCTTTCTTTGTGTCATAGGTATATGGACTAGCTTTCATCGCTTTATTAGCTCCGTCCATCACTGGCAACCACATTTCGTGCGTAAGGCCTTCGATTGTGACTTTCGTAAAAACCATATAGCCAGTGTTGGGATCAAAAACATAAGGAAGGCTATTATCGAATTTTTCTATTTCGTACTCCGCTGTTGGGAATTTCTTTTTAACTTCTGCCCATGCCCACGCCCAAGAAAGATAGCTGAGTTGCACACTTCCTGTTTTCTTCTTTTCGACGTGGTTATTGACATCTAAGGTAAACAAGAAGTTAAATATCTCGTTTTGCTTCTCTGTAAATTGTTCGCTCACTTAAATTCCTCCTGCCTTTGTTTCAGCCATTCTTTACCACTGATAATTTTCATCGTGTCCATCATCAGTGATTTTGGTCCATATTCATCAACCATAAGTAAGAAATTCTCTTGCTGTACGACATATTTAGCAAGCGTGCCATTTTTGTTTTCTCGATAACCTATAAACATCCAATCCGATTCATGAACAATCGTTCCGTTGTCGTCTTCATTCCAATGTGCTGACAGGTCTACTTCTTCCTCGTTGTCGTCTAAAGAATAGATATTAGGCATCACATGACTGGTTTCGTCTTGTAATAATCTGTCGTAATCTGTTGCGATATAATCTGACATCTTCCCACTCCTCTCGATTTGTGGTAAACTTAGGTAAATATTTTTCGTAAGACTCTATGCTTGGCGGCCGGAGTCTTTTTTTATATCTATTAATTTTTGCGAGTAAACGGATATTCTCTTTCTAATCCTGTTCGCCTGCTTAATAATTTCCTCGTTTTGAGTGGCTCTTTCTAGTTTACGGAGCTTCGCCAATTCTTTTCTTGCGCCGTTTTTTGCATCAAGATATAAAAAATATTCTTCATTCAAATAATTCCCCTCCGTTTCTTCATCCGTTCAATATTCTGTTTAGCTAAAATGATTGGTTTCTCGTATCTATATCCACGATCAGCAATGATTTTGCCGATACGTAGCGCTTCAGCTCTAGTCATACTATTTAACCCCCATGATCCAAATCAGCGTTAACAAAAGGACGATGTTTAAACAAATGCTTAAATATGAAATTGCTTGGAGTTGTCGTGCTTTGTAAAAGTGATTTCTATTTAGACTGGCTAACCATTTTTTATTCATGCTGACTCCTCCTTGAAGTATCGATCAATCAAAGCGAGCGCTTCTTCTTTTGTTGATACGGTATGCTGCATTGTCGATCCGTTTGTTTCTATTGAGATAGTGATTGATTTAATCATTTCCCCAACTCCCTTCTATCTGCTTCAATAGCTATACTTGGTAACTGCCTCAATCATTTCATCTAAAGTTTCATCAAAATATCGCATCAAATCAGAATTCATAATCAGATCGGTACAAACATTCCCATATTTTAAAGATATTTTAATGTGACCTAGATGAGGAAGAATTTCAGATTTAGCTTCTTTCTGATAGTTTTCAAGTGTAAATTCATAGTCTTTATTGTTAAATCGCCTACCCTTGACAGTCCAACAAATTTTATCTACAATCATTTCCCCAGCTCCCCTACTTTTTGATCCGTATACTGCCGTAACTCACTCACACGCTGTTCTAACTGCTCCTTGTCGTTTTGCACCGTGTTCAACTGTTGGCGCAAGCTATCGGCTTCCTGTTGCTTTGTAGCGATCTCCTGTTGCTTTTGTTCGATCTCACGTTGCTTCGCTTCGATTTCCTTTTGTTTGTCCGATTTGATTTGCTCAATTTCGGCTTTCAGCTGCTCCTGTGTGCGAGTGTTGTTGGATAGCTGTGATTCGAGTTCTGACACACGTTGCGATTTAGTTTGTCCGTATTGTAGGACAGTGTTGAAATTCGCTTTGATCGTGTCCAAATCCTGAAATGCGTTGCTTGCTGCATAGCCGATAACGCCGCTACCTAATGCCAGTCCGATGATTGCTGTTGTTTTTGCTAGTTTGTTTTTCAATGTGATTGCTCCTTCTCTATCGTTTGTATTTGTTCGATGTTCTCCAGACCAAGAATTCATCAAATAATTTAATATTGATAATTGGCAGATTAGAAGTGACTAATCTATATCCATCTTTAAAGTCTTTGTGTTCTTTAAATTCCCTGAGTAACTTTTGAAATAACGATTTATGGTTTTGATAACCAAAGTAGATAACCGCTTCGTCCTTAGCCATCCACGCTTGTTTTACTTCAATTGTTCTCGCCAATGTGACTTGCATATTCTCACCTCTTCCGTACTTAAAGTGCGGTATGCTGCAAAAAAATTAAATGCGGATTAGATCTGCATCAATCTTGAACACATACGCTAAAGCAAAAACAGTAAGTGGTTTGATTGGAACTTTATTATTTTCCCAATCAGAAATAGTCTTTGATGTCACCCCTAATTTTTGCGCCAACGCTTCCTGAGTGTAACCAGCATCAATTCTGAATGATCTCACAGACATTTGTTTATCCCCCATCATAAATCACCTCCAACTTCTCTGTGAGTTAAATATACCGCACTAAAAGTACGGTGTCAACACTTAAAGTAAATTATTTTTAATAAAAGTTATTTACAATACATCACTTTAAGTGTAAAATGAATACATAAATCGAAGGAGTTATATAGAATGAAAAAATTACAAACGGCAAAAGAACAAAGAGAAATATTAGCAAATAATCTCAACTCTCTATTGCGTAGTAAAGGGAAAACTCAGGCTGATGTAATTCGTGAGTTGGGCGTAGCTGAGGCAACAGTGCGTAGTTGGTTTAATGGAGAGAAGTATCCTAGAATTGATAAATTGCAAATGTTGGCAGATTATTTTAACGTTCCACGATCTAGAATAACCGAAGAGCAAACTGGTGCTTTACAAAGAGTATCAAGTATAGTGAAAATCCCAATACTAGGAACGATCACTTGTGGCGAACCAATTCTAGCCGAAGAAAACTTTGACGGTTATAGAGAAGAAATCGGTGATTTTCTCCCTACTGGAGAATTATTTTTCTTAAAAACAAAAGGCGATAGTATGGTTCCAACAGTGCCTATTGGTAGTTACGTATTGATCAGAAAACAAGAGAGCGTGGAAGATGGTGAAATTGCCGCTGTTAGAGTAAACGGTGACGAAGAAGCTACTTTGAAACGAATCAAACGTCAAGGAAACATCGTTATGTTAGTCGCAGACAATAAGGAATATGATCCATATATAATTACAGAGGATAATCCTGCAACAATCATCGGGAAAGCTGTCAAGATAAGTATTGACTTATAAAAAACACGCCCTTCTATCTTGGCGGAAGAGGGCGTGTAATGCAATAAACTAATAGGCTTATTTGCTATGCCTATTTTATCATGAAATAGGAGTGAATGTCATGTGGATAGAGAAATTACCTAATGGTAAGTATAAATATTTCGAGAGATACCAAGACCCGTACACAGAGAAATTGAAGAGAGTATCAATAACATTAAATTCCAAGTCTAACCAAGCAAAAAAACAAGCGATTTTAGAATTGCAAGAAAAGATTGAAAAGGCTACTAACCAATCAACGCAGAAATCTTTACGTTTCGGAGAGGCTGTTGATATTTTCCTGATTATTTATAAAAGAAAAGTAAAGTCATCCTCTTTTGTTTCTTTCAAATCTACTGAAAAAAAAAT